GAGAGTGCGCGAGGGTAGCATTATGTCGGGGAACTCGGCTTGTGCCTTAGCTCTCCGCATATCGAACGCCATTATCTGGCGATTCCAATACCCCTTAAACTCTACGTCTGTAGCTTGCCAAGATAGATGGGCAGGATTGTAGGTAGGAACGAACTTGACTCCCATGCCGTGCATGATGGAGCCACGATATGAGCCAATGTCTACTTTATTAGACAATGCCCATAACGCAGTCTTACCGAGCGCGAGGATGCAGTTAGGCTTGACCCCATTTATTTCAGTCTGCAACTCCTCAAGACATTTCTGCATGTCTATTTCATGTTGTTTGGCCCTTACTGGAAATGGTATCTTCTTCTTACCACTGTTCCCCGGAACCTCATACTTACAGACGTTAGTTACCCAGCAGTTCTCTTTAGAGATACCTACGTCAGATAGTAACTGACCTAGTTCTTTAGCGTCACTGAACGCACGTCCAGACATGGAGTCCTTGAACGTAGGACTCTCGCCAAGTATCATTAACTTGGCACCGAAGGGACCATGCCCCGGTATATACTTATGCTGGCGGGGCTGCTGGTCGCTCATGTTGAGCAATCTCCGCAATCTCTACCAAGCACAGGATGCAGATGATGTTATTATTCTCCAACTTACGGAGAATCGTAGCACCTGCTGGCATTACTCTATCACAGATAGAGCACTTATCATGTTCGAGTGCTACATCACGTTTAATCATGATGTCTTGTCCGCGTAAATTTCTTCTAGTTTCTTCTCCTGCTGTTCGGTCAACTGCTGTCCATTGTTGACACGAACTTCCATGTCACTAATGAACTTCATTTCCCAAACAGTTAATCTGTCGCTGGCTTCTTCTACGACATCAGTAATCCACTGTTTCAAGATTTCAGGTGATTTGGGTTTCCACATTTCGGCCATGACTGGTCCTTTGTTGGAGTATCTAGTGATATACTTGAGAGCTTCAGAACGGGAGGGAATTGCAATGAGGTCGGGGTTTACGTGTAGCACATGCGCGAGGCGAAGATTCTCTGATGCTAGTCCAATGCTAACTCCGAAGTATTCTGCTGTTCGAGTGATAGTCCACCACTTGTAGTTCTGTGTCATGGCAAGATGATAGATTTCCATTATCATGGCTTTGCCATACCACGATGTTTCGTTCTTGTATTTTTCCTCGAACGTCATCGTAGACACTATTCTTGTCCCGTAAGAAGTGGCACCCGCATCTGACGCGAGGCAATTATAGTGTTCTGTTTCTGTAGTATACTGTAGAAGTAATCGTCCCTCTCAAATAATGCCTGTATCCTCGGAATCATCCGTTCGAGTTCTACAGACACTATGTCAGAGAGCGAAACATTATTAGCAGGGACAAATATCTTCTTCTGTCCCGGCACCCACAGTAACTTATCTAAATCTAATTCATGAGCTGCAAGAGCCTCAATACCTAGTGCTGCTAGTTTGAAGAACTCTCGTCGGTTCATTTCACCACCACTTCTTCATTAACATTGAGTTACACTTCGCACATCTACCGGGTGACTCAGACTCCATGTGACACCAGATGCAGAAGTATCTAAGTATAGCCATCACCGTTCTCCAAAAAAGTTAGGACGCTGCTTCCCAGCGAGCACACTATCCCGGTAGTGTTGCACCTTATTTGTCTACCACAAAACGTGGCAACTTATTCGATGCCGTCCTAACAACCCTCACTAGTTGGTAGTAGCTACAGCAGGCTCGTCCTTCAAGATACGAATCTTGATAGCGCGCCAGCCCTTATTCTCGACCTCTACTGGTGTGAACTCCACCTTCATTCCGTTCTTCAGTTCTTGGAACTTCAGAGTGTCTTGCTTCAATGAAGTCCAGTGAAAGAAGATACGAGTGAACTTGATATCTTTTGACGAGATGAATCCCCATCCCTCATCAGATACCTTGATAATCTTCCCCTTGACACGCTTTTCTTCCGGCTTGTCCGGAGTAGTGTCAGGAACTTCCGGGGGTGTTTCCCCCTTGAAGAATTTCTCGAACGCATTCGCCATGTTGTCTCCTTGGCAGAGTTAGAAGTATTGGAGCATTAGCCAAATGCTCATTAAAGGGCTACGACTTACTTGCTGCCCACTTTGCTTTCATGGTCTTAGCGAAAGCTCTCTTACGCTTTTCAGACCACTTCTTGCCAGACTTCTTCTTGCGGACAGCTTTACGCACGATAGGAGATTCTAACATCTCCAGAACCTTCTTGAAGCCGATGTCAATCAACTTCAGTTCTTGTGCTCTAGTGAGTTTCATTCCGATTTCCTCTCGATATACTTCGGCTTCTTGAAACCAAAGTAACGAATGATTATTTCTTCCAATACCCATGATACTGACTTGTTCTCGGCTCTGGCAATCTGCCGAATACCCATCTTTATCGCGGGTGGAAGTCCATGTCCGATGCTTTCCCTACGCTCTCCTGAAAACAAGCGTGGGGCAATCGTCTTGTGCTTCTTCACTAGTTAATCTCCAGTTAGTTAAAGGCGGGGCCGGTATCATTATACGGCACTGAGTGCTAAGTTGATACCGACCCCTATTACTATATAGTCGTCGTGGCCCCATCTAGGCGATTGAAGTTCGCTGGTTACCGTTAACGGGCTGAGAGCCACGATGCTCAAACCAGCGATAGGTATTTGTCAGACTATATAGTAGGTCTGTTATTCGTCGTCGTCCTCGTCGTCGTCCACTTCCTCAATCTCGTCCTCATCAGTGGACTTGATTTCGGAATCCGGTTCCTTGTCAGCGTCGTCCTCGATGGTGCTATCCTCACTCTTGATAGCATCATCCATGTCAACGGTTTCGTCATCCTGTGCAAGAAACTGTGCGCTCATTGTCATTCTCCTTGTTAAGTAGTTGGACTATAATGGGGACCACTTTCGTGGCTGGGCTTGTCAGTTCCCATTTAACCCCATTATAGGAAGGCTGTTACACCTTCGCCAATTGAGAACTAGACTACCGGAACAGCCGTGACTTCCGGCTTGGGAGCGCGATACTTGTGGTTAACGCGATTCACCAGACGGTTCTGGTAAGTATCGTTCTCCACAAAGATATCGAGTTCCCTACCTTCGGCAGACTTCAAGTCGAAGCGCGTCCCCGCCTTGACATCCACACCGAAAGCCTGCAAGAATCCAACAGCAAAACCAATAGCCTTGCTGTTGAAATTCCAGTCCACCGGCGTTCCGGTAAACTCGGTGTCGCCCGTATCACCATTGAACTGGATAGTAGCTTCAACGGGATAGTTAGTGGATGGCCCCTTCTCGGAAGCCTTGGCAGGTGCCTCACCCACGCTGTTGATGATGACGCGATACCAAGCGGGGGTGATAATCTTCCCACGCTGCATGTCGCGTTCACTGAAACTGATAGTAGGCATAACTCTCCTAGAACTTGGTTGTTGGTTGTTGAGGTGGTGGTGGTGTAGGTGGTGTTGTTATACGCTCAATAGGTTTCTCCTTAGTCTGCTGTATGATAGCCGGAAGAATCCACTTTTCATACAACGGTTCATCATTGAAGTCGATTCGCTGTGGCAGGGGCAGGGATGTTCGGGCGTAGTCATTACCCATGTGACGAGTAAACAGGCCAAACTTGCTATCTCCTGTATCCTCTTTGAATCCCTTTGAGATGTTGAAGTGATACGCCTCTGTTACATACGAAGCAATCTTCGCAGATATTTGCGCTGCACCACTCACAATGATACGTGAATGATGCGTAGTGTTATCGCCCTCGTTGTCCTTGCGCTGTCCTACAACGTGAGCGATTAGAACGACATGCACCTTATGGAACTTGTGAATGTCCTTCAGCATTGCAATCAAGTCCTTAAAGGCACCTGACTCAGCATTGAATTCCTCTAGTCCTGATACAGAAATACCACCGATGGTCTTACCCTTTGAATCTCCACCGCCGGACTTCTTTATCTTACGGACTTGAGAAGTCATCGCATCTCCCATTGACGTAATGGAATCAACGATAATAGTTTTGAATGGACAGTTAACCTGAAGCTGTTCCAACTTGGCTTGAGGTTTCTGCCAATCAGTGTAATCGTCGTAATGGATGTCCTTCATCTTGATTCCCCATCTCTTAGCAGGAAGATTCAGGGCTTCCATCTTTTGGTCTGTCGAAATCCAATACTGTGGCGTTGGATACGACAAGGCACACGTTGACTTACGAGTTCCGGGTTCACCTTTTAGCATGGTGAATAGCCCGTTTTCTAGGCTTGCTTGGTCTAGTGTTGGCACTACTTCCCTTTCACCATTGGTGACAGTCTAAGTTTTAGTTCCCGAAAGAAACTCAGCAATCGCAGCCACATGTTCAGCTTTCTCCTTCTTGTGGACTACACAAGTAGAACAGTGGGGTCTTAACAACGGCCTGTTACTTGAACCGTGGAGCGTTTGCTTTGTAATGAGCATCGGCTCACCACACTTGTTACACTCACACAGTTTCCCTTCTGCAAGTAAGATAGGAACATAGTGCGAGCACGTCGGTTTCATGCACTTGTATACAACGTAGGGTTGTCCGTCACGAGACAGATTCACCCTCTTGTATCGGTGCAAATGGTTAGCCGGTGCCTTCTTAGCCATTCCTTTTCCTCGTGTATAACTCCTTGCTAGCAATCGCGAGGAGAACATACACTGTGCTGGTAGTTCTGCCAGTAACCTTCATGACCTGAGTGAGTGTTACCTCATTGTTCAGCCATGCTTGCACTAGCTCTAACTGTTCCTCACTCACCTTGCACTCACGCATGGCAGTGGGAATCTCTTTCGCCTTCTCCAACAGTGACTGTTTAGCCATTAGTTATCTCCTTAGTCGTCGTCGTTAGTTGGATTCCATTCAGGCCCAACATAGAAGTTGAGCTTGATATTCTCCTCACGCATCTGTGGGTCAGACGAACACACATGCTCGTAGAAGTTACAGTTCCCATACTTCGTTTCACAGTTCGTGAAGTTGGGAGGCCAGTGTCCAGTCTCTGCATACATCAGCAGTAGCTTGGCATAATACGGTAGAGTTTCAGACTGCCACTCAAACAATCGAGCAGCAGAGTATGGCACAGGATTACGTGTGAACTTCTCCTCAGGTTTCAACGAGGTCTGCCATCCAACCTTGTTGAGAATCATCTGACGAGTTTCCATTACGATGCACTGACCCATGAACTGATTGTTCATTGAGTTAGTAGGCCGACGCTGCTTCATCGTCTTGTGGTCAACAGGAAAGATACCCTGATTAGTGTCAACCACCCAATCAAGTTTCGCTTTCCACAATACGCGAATCTCATCGTCCTCGTAAAGAATCTTACCTTTGACTGTCTCTACTTCGAGAGGCACCCAATGGT